TGTGTTGGTAAATTTAAAATACAATCATTAGGAAAAGGTAAATATGGAAGAATCTTGGGTATTCCGTTTACAGAAGATAGTAAAAGCATTTGTCAAATTCTTATTGATGAAGGACACGCAGTTGAATATTGGGGTGGTACTAAAACAGCTAAAGTCAGAAATGACGGAACTTGGGGAGAATAATATGGAAATATCACAAGAAGGAATAAGCTTAATTAAGAAATTTGAAGGTTGCAAATACGAAAGTTACAAATGTGCAGCTGGTGTATGGACAATTGGATATGGCTCAACAAAAGGTGTGTCAGAAGGTATGGTTATCACACATGAAAGAGCAGAAATGTTATTAATGGAAGATATTGCTGATTATGAAGAAGCAGTTAATCAACTTGTAGAATTACCTCTAAAACAAAACGAATTTGATGCATTAGTAGCTTGGACATTTAATTTAGGTGCAACAAATCTTAAAAACTCTACTCTACTTAAAGTTTTAAACAGCACACACAAAGATTGGAATGATGTACCAGCACAAATAAAAAGATGGAATAAAGCAGGTGGTAAAGTATTACAAGGCTTAATAAGAAGAAGGGAAGCTGAAGCTTTATTATTTGAAGGTAAAGATTGGAGTCATGTTTAATTCAAGATATGAACCAATGATTTATTTTGCATTTGCAATCATAACTTTATATTTAATAACACAATGGCTTTAAGTAAAACACAAACAAAAAGACTAGGTGGCATACTAAATATTATGTTCGGTGACTCAATACCCAGTGACCATTTAACTGAATTAATTACACAAGGTTATATAAAACTTAATGGTAATGACTATAATCTTACAGATAAAGGACTAGACGAAAAAAACAGACTTTGTACTCTTGCTGGATTGAATATCATGTATCAATCAGAAAAGAGCAAAGACTAATAAACTTGTTTGGTCAACATCATTTACTAATCCTTGCTCAGGGAGGATTCAGCAGTTTATAGTGATACTAGCACTTTCAGTAACTTGTTTCCACCAAGCGTTTCTATAACAACCAGTATTTAAATATGAATTTATTTTTTTGACCATTAGCCTTTCAAATGCTGCTCCCTTAGTTCTGCTGTTTACCATGTTAGACTTCGTTACCCCAAACATCCCAATTCTCTGCTGTTTCTCTAGCAAATAGCTCTATTCTTGGTAAGTCACCACAAAGATTTTCAATTCTTTGTCTTGTTACTAATGGTTTCTTACTATGTTTATCCCTTGGCTCTTGGATAATTTGTTTGACATTTTTTGCTTCTCTCCAATATTTACCCCTTAATCCTAATAAACAAAACTCTGCATTTTGGTTGGTGTAATGCCCCATGCCTGAATATGGTTTAATGTAATCCTTTGTCATTTTTACCCAAACAAATCCCATAGTCTTATATGTAAAACCCCAATGTTTCATGACCTCAAAACCATAATCTAATAAGCTTGAAGTACACCAAAGAAACAACATACAGTTGTCATCTGTTATATCTTTTACTGGTATTGCACAAATATCTTGTAATGACATTGTTGAATAGTGTTTGTCTGCACCACCTGCACCATTTGGATTTTTATATCCTGCACCGCTTCTTGTGTCGTTATATCTCCATGGCGGGTCTGCATAGATTATGTTGTATTTTTTATTTGGAAATGGTATCTGCATTAATCTTTATATAAGTAGTTTTGATTTGCCTTTTGTTTTTCTTCTTTAAGCTTATTCAACTCTAAATTTAATAAAAATAAAGCATCTTGTTTAGACTTTAAATAGTCTTTTGCTTTTTCGTATTCTTTTGTTGCTTCTGCAATTTGCTGTTTCAACATACTAATTGACAAACACTTTGCCCTCTAATTTTTTATATCCCCACATTTTTTGAAATGCAGACTCAGCTTCATCTTTTGATAACTTTGGTTCTTTGTAACATTCTCTTTCCATAGTATTTGCACAATACCATCTATCAAAATTGTTTACATAAGTATCTTTATCGTTATATACAAAATCTTCTAAATACATATTTACTCCCATCATTTATATATTTCCTTATCTATATTAGCATTTTTTGTTCCATGTAGAACACTTTGCTTTGCTTCTCTATATTCATCTTCAGCTACCTGTTTATTAAACTCTGCTCTTTCAAGTCTTTCTTCAGGTGTCAATAATTCAGGTTCGTTCTCCCATTTGTCGTGCATTTCTCTAAATAATCTACTCATTTTATGCTCCTATATAGTTAACAGATTCTTTTACTTTATGACCATCTTTTACAAGTTTTCTTTTCTTGTAATCAAAGAATCGTTGGTCTGATGTTTGCAAGACTTTGAACCAAAACTTGCTTTTAGTTAGATATACATATAGTTCGTATTTCATTATGCACTCTCCAAGCTTTTTATTAAGTTTCTTGTATCTTTGTAATCTTGCTTTAGCTGTTTGTGTTGTTTTTTTTCATAAGGACTTAATTTTTCACCTCTAGCTATTTTTAAATCAAATGTCTCTAATCCTGTTAAAAAACAACCACAGCTTCTAAACCAATCTATTCTTAAATTTAGCTCACCTTCACTTATGTAAGTTTTACCTAGTTCCAACATGGTGTGCATTATGTCGTTTTTTATTTCGTGTGTTTTAATTTTATTTTTCATTTTATTCTCCTTCAATTTATTTGTTATATAAGAATTATACCAATTTGTAATAATATATCAATACTTTTTGGAATATTTAATATGCTTTAAAGAACAGGTAGCCACATAGTTTGCATTCAAAACTTTGTTTGGCGTGTTATACCATCAACCCCATTTTTTTTATTTATTTATTTTAAAAACCTGTTTTAAAATCTTCTCTTCCAAAAGCTAGAAGTGGGAGAAACAAAGCACCTAGTACATTAACAAGTGTTGCAACACATTGCACTAATCAGGCATAAAGCTATGACTATAAAACTCTGAGCATATCGTTCAGAGCTAGTTAAAACCTTATGCACCCTTTCAGGCTACTCTTAATACTTACAGCGTTTTGCAAATTGCTGTGTTCTTAGAATCTCTGCTCTGTAAAGCACATTAAATATATTTACATCTAATTAGAAACTATATGCGACCATTTGGGTCTTAACTTTTTAGAAGTGAGGTTAAGGTCTGTTTTGTGTCGTTTTAACTCTCCAAGCTCCCGACATACATATATTATAATACGAATTGGAATATAAATGCAACACTTTTTGTAACTTTTTTTAATTTATTTTAAAAGGGTAAATCACTATCAGATTCATAAATATCAGAACTTCTTTCCCAAAGTTGTTTTGCATATTCTTGTGCAGCTGTTTTTCTAAATCCATATTTAGCTAAAAACTTATACTCATTACCAAACTTTGTATGTAATTGTGCGTGATGAAATTGACATAAAGGAATTACGTCTGAATCGTTGCTTTTGACACCAAGTCTGTTTGATGTACCTTTGTAACCCTCATTTGGTTTTAAAAGATGATGAACTTGTATTGGTCCTTTACAACTCATAAACCCTGCTCTTGTAATAAAACAGGGTAAGGTTGAAACATATCTAAGATGTTCTTTATTTACAATTCTTTTGCTCATTTTGGATAACTAATAAATTTGTATTTTATATCTTTTTTTAAATTTCTTTTTTGTATTTTGTTACCAATGATATAAATGTATCTATGTTTAGCACTTCTAAATACTCTTTTAGTCCTATCACCTAAATGATGTCTTGAATGTTTACCATCTTTACCAGCCATATCAGTTCTTGGTTTTGATGTGCCTGTGTATAAAAAATTACTTGCTTGATAAACAATGCCTGTGTGTTCTTGTTCTGTGTCTGCATAAGAAACTACTATTTTGGGTTTTGGCAATAATTTTAAAGAAGATGATATTAAAATAGAAGCTTGATTTTTTTTATTATCTTTTAAAACTAACCTATTCAATTCTAATACTAAATCTTTATTTTGTTTACCAGCTATGCCAATACACAAAGATGGTGATGGTGGCGAACCATAACACACAACACCTATTAAAGAATTTTCCAAAAATAAACCATAAGCATAAGTAATTGATGGCATTCTTTTTGCATAATGTATTTTTAATATAAAAGGTTTTGTTTCCTCATAAGATATTCTTCTAATTTTATAATCTTTATTAAAGATGCTTTCTTCAGCATCAAATAAATTTGATTGGTATTGCATATTGCATCTCAGAATGGCAATCCATC